GGCGAAGTTATCGGCTGTCACGAAACAAAACAGGATGCGATTGACCAGATGGTTGCGGTGTCAATTGCTGAAGACATGGAACCAGGTGGCGAACGTGCGTTGCCAGACAACTATCGTCCAGCGTTGTCACCTGATGTTCCTGAAGGTCGTGCTTGTGGTAACTGCCATTTCTATGACGAAGACAATGTTCAAGGCGAAGGCGACAATCTAAAAGCGTATTGTGAAAGATGGGATGCTTATGTTGACGGCGGATTCTATTGTAACGCTTGGCAACCTCATGAAGAAGATCGACAAGTTTCGCTTGATGTTCCTGTCTATATTCGAACGGCTGCGCGTAAAGGTTTGGACTATTACGGTGAAGGTCTTGCTGGTGATGGTCTTACCGAAGGAACAGTCAGAGAAGCAAGAGGTCTTGCAAGAGGTGAAGTGTCTGAAGACAAAGTTGTTCGTGCGAATGCTTGGGCGCAAAGACACGCAGTAGATCTTGATGCGGCGAAGAACTCTGATGCAGGCAACGAAGACTTCCCTGGTGCTGGTGCTGTTGCGCATTATCTGTGGGGAATCAATCCGTTGAATCCTCAGCCGGCAAGAGATTGGTTTGAACGCAAGTCTGAAGCAATCAAATCGGAACGCGCACCAGCTCCGCCGAAAGATCAGATCGTCGGGTCAGATAAGAATCCGCAAGGCTCCGCGAAGGCTCCTGCTGGTGCCAAGACGATTGAGTTGACCGAAGCGATCGAGACAGGTTTGAAGAACAAGGTTGATGAACATAACGAGAAACTTGATGCGTCGGATCCGTCTTGGAAACGGGCAACGGTTGGTCAGTTGCGTTCGGTGTTTCGTCGTGGTGCTGGTGCATACTCGACTTCACATCGTCCAGGCATTACCCGCGATCAGTGGGCGTATGCCAGAGTGAACGCCTTTCTTTACCTTCTACGCAACGGCCGTCCAAGTAATCCGAAATACATCACCGACAACGATCTCCTCCCAGAAGGTCATCCGAGATCTACTAGATCTCTAGATCTAGATGTTGCTAACATTGGCGACATGAGCGAACAAGTCGAAACACGCAGAATCGTTGTCAACAACTTTGAACTGCGTCAAGGTCCTACTGGTGACGGAATGTCTTTCACAGGATATGCAGCAGTTTTCAACAGCGATTCTGAACCGTTGCCTTTCATCGAGCGTATCGCTCCAGGTGCTTTCAAAAAATCTTTGAAAGGTCGCAACACGATCAAGATGTATATGAACCACGACTCTTCAATGTTGTTGGCTTCGACACGTTCAAAGACTTTGCGATTGCAAGAAGACTCGAAAGGTTTGCTTGTTGAAGCAGATCTTCCTGACACATCTGTCGGTCGTGACTTGTCTGTTTTGATGAAGCGCGGAGATGTTGACTCGATGTCGTTCGGTTTCTCTGTTGCGTCGGGTGGAGACAGTTGGTCTGATGATGGGATGACTCGCGAACTGCGTCAAGTTCGTTTGCACGAAGTTTCGGTTGTGACAGGGTTCCCTGCCTACAAGGCAACATCGGCATCGGTCAGGTCGCTGGAAGTGTTGTCGCAACGCACAGGTGTTGACGCCGATCTTCTGGCCGAAGCAATCACAACTCTTGAAGTTGGTGGAACTTTAAGCGACGATGCAGCCGATCTTCTGTCAAATGCGGTGTCCAAATTGCGTGCCGAACCTGCCAGAGTTCCGGCATCGGTTTCGTTGCTTGCCAAGAAACTTGACCTTCTAAAATCAATCTGACCAAATGTTGCCTTCTAGCTGACTTTGTATCTATAATTGACAATCGTTAGTGCTGGTAAGCGTCCCGCTCCAGTGTTTTGGTCAGCGACCCGCGCCAAGAAATAATACAATTTCCTGCGCCTCCAATCAAAACTTAGGACTTAACAAATGAAAAACTTTATTGAAAACCAAATGGCATTACGCGCTACAGCGTGGGAAGCCGCAAAGAAGATTCTTGATGTTGCATCGGCTGAGAAGCGCGATCTGTCAGCAGAAGAGAACCAGTCATACGAGCGAATCTCAAAAGAACTTGAGGATCGTCAAGCAACAATCGAGAAGCTCCGCGCCGATGAGGCTCGCGAACTTCGTCTTGATGCTGCAACCCGTGAGTTCGCAGATCAGGTTCGACCAGTCGCAGACGCACCAAAACCAGTCCGTGGTGACAAAGATGTTCTTCGTGCAATGGCACGAGGCGAAGTTCGTTCACACGTCTTCGGACAATCTGAAGAGCGTGTTGTTGCTAAGACTTCAACAGGTTCACCAGTCCCAACATCGTTCTACGATCAAGTAATCATGAAGGCTCGATTCGTCGGTCCAATGCTTACGACATCAATGATGCTGAACACCGCATCTGGTGAGAACCTTCAGATTCCAAGTTTGTCGACATACTCAACATCAGCACTTACTGGTGAAGGTACTGCTCCATCATCTTCGGATCCAGCATTCAACTCGTTCGTCACTCTTGGCGCATACAAGTATGCGTTCTTGACTTCAGTTTCAACTGAACTTCTCAGCGACAGCGGAGTGGACATCCTCGGATTCCTCTCAGATGTTGTTGGTAACTCAATTGGCACCGCAGCGAACACAGCGTTGACAACTGGTGCAGGTACAACTGAGCCAAACGGCATCGTGAACCAATCATCTGTTGCAGCAACTGCAACAGCTCTTGCAATCACAGCAGACAAACTGATCGATCTCGTTTACGCGGTCGACACAGCAGGTCGTCGTTTGCCAGGAACAGGCTTCCAAATGAACGCCACACAAATCGGCAAAGTTCGTCAACTCAAAGATGGAAATGGTCAATACATTTTCTCACCATCATTGAGCGCAGAACAGAACGACATCCTTCTTGGATACCCAATCTTCGAAAACCCAGCAATGGCGAACGCTGCTTCGGCAACACGTCCAGTGATTTTCGGAAACCTCTCGTCGTACTATGTACGTCAAGCAGGCGGAATCCAATTGGATCGAAGCGATGACTTCGCGTTCAATACAGGTTTAGTGACTTTCAGGGCGACAATTCGCATTGACGGAAATCTAATCCAAACCAGCCATGTTAAGCATCTTTTGATGCCTAACTCCTAAGAGTTAGAACACTTCATACACGGTCCGCAAGGACTGTGACTAGGATTAAAGTCGTCGTCAGGACACGCAGGGCTGGCGGCGACTTTTCCTATTTCTGCGCAACTATGGAGGTTGTGTGTGGACTCTCGTAATAATTCGAAACGTGCCAATGGAGTTGCCGGCAGAGATGGCGGACAAGTTGATCCGAGCGGGCGTAGCGCACTTGCCAGAGCAAGCCGTCCTTCCAACCCCGACAAACTTAGAATCCTCTGGTATTCCAACGCCCCGTGGACCACAACCGGCTACGGTCAGCAAACCGCGCAAGTCATCCAAAGGCTCGCCAAAGAAGAAAACGAAGTAGCAGTCCATGCGATGTACGGTCTTGCGGGATCGGCATCAATGTGGAATGGTTTCAAAATCTATCCTCAAGGAGTTGAAACATATTCGAATGATGTGATCGCAGCGCATCTCGCTGATTGGAGTAACGGTTCGAAACTTCCGCCGTTGTTGATGACATTGTTTGACACTTGGGTTCTGAAGTCGCCGTCTTTGTTGCAGGTGAAAAACATTGCTTCATGGGTTCCGATCGATCATCAGCCGGCACCACCAGAAGTTGCGGCATGGTGCGACCGTCCGAATGTTTACCCGATCGCAATGTCAAAGTTTGGTTCAAAGATGTTGGATATTTTCAACATCAAAAACATCTATGTCCCTCACGCAATTGAACCTACTTTCAAGCCCACATATTCAATCAAAACAGCTGACGGTGGATCAATGACCGGCCGTCAATATATGGGATTCGAAGACGATCATTTCGTTGTGTCAATCTGCAACTTCAACAAAGGTGTTTCGCCTTCGCGTAAAGCGTTCGCAGAGAACCTATTGGCGTTCGGATTGTTTGCAGCAGACCATCCCGATGCCCGCCTGTATCTCTACACGGAACCTGATGGTGCGATGGGCGGGGTGAACTTGCGTGAACTTTGCATCTCATGTGGAATCGGTGAAGACAAATACAAGTTCGTTGACCAATACTCTTACCGTCACGGCATCCAGCAAGGTGTGATGGCTGCGATGTATACGGCAAGCGATGTTCTGTTGTCGGCAACAATGGGTGAAGGTTTCGGCATCCCAGTGATCGAGGCTCAAGCCTGCGGGACTAGGGTCATCGTTTCCAACTTCTCGGCACAGCCTGAGCTGGTTGGCGACGGCTGGATCGTGGACGGTCAACCGTGGTGGGATCAGGCTCAAAACTCTTGGTTCTTCACTCCGAGGGTCACTGGCATCTTGGATGCCCTTAAACAGGCTTATGACGCGCCTAGGAGCCGTTCTGACAAGGCGATAGCCCATGCGCAAGGGTATGGAGCCGATGTCGTATTTGAGCAGTATTGGAAGCCCGCAATGAAGGAGTTGTCCGCATGGTGCCGGTCATAATCATCCCAGTCCTCAACCGATATGACTTGCTAGAAGAATGCCTCAGATCCATCGATTACAAAGTTGAAACTGTAATCATCATCAACAACGGCAAAGGCAAAGTTGACTCTGTCGGGCATGGCATGGTGAAGAACTTTTATGTCTGGAATATGCCAAGCAATCTTGGTGTGGCAACTTCTTGGAACCTTGGTATCAAATCGACACCATTCGCTTCGGGTTGGATTCTTCTCAACGATGACGCAAAGTTTCTGCCAGGCAAACTTGAACGCTTTTGGCATTCTGCGATGGCTGACGAAATCCAGTTGGCTGGAAATACACCGTGGGCTTGTGCGTGGATTGGTTCAAAGGTTGTCAGAGACATCGGTCTGTTCTGTGAGGCGTACCATCCTGCCTACTTCGAAGACAACGACTACGAGCGTCGAGCGAAACACGCAAAGAAGGTAGTCAAAGTTTGCG